CAGACCCGCGCGTGTCGATTGTGTCGCACGCCGATCTTCGGCGAGCACTAGCCAAGATTCCTGTACACCTTCGCGGGCAGACGCTTGCTGATAAGGTGCACGGGTACTCCGTCACTGACGGGCACGTGCCGGTCCTAGGAAATTACCTTCGCGCTCTCAAGCGCATCGGAAAGTTCAAGGACCTGACAGCCAAACAGGTGGAGACGATGTGGTCGCGTGATCGCGACATGGCGTGGCGGACTGGCACCGAGGTCCGCTTCGTGCCCCGGCCAGATGAGCAGGAGCTGCTACTGGTCTCGGTGGCGACCGACCTGGACATGGATATACAGGATGTCCGGGACGTCTGCGCGCGGATCGATCGTGCGCAAACGTATGACGACCTTCAGGCTTGCTTTCTGGACCATCTTCCAGAGCCGAAGGGTGCGTCGTTCGAGGTGGATCGGTGCTAGGCCCGGCGGGGCCACGTCCGGCGGGACGTAAAACACGCAGCCGCGCGCGGGAGCGGCATACAACAACAATCACGCACAACACGGCGCCTGTATTTTACGTTACGCTTTCTTGGCGTGACATTTGGTGCTGTGTACATGGCGAAGCGGCAGAACAAGAAGGTCGTGGCTCGGCCGAGCGGCAAGTCGAAGCGGTCCAAGCGTGTCCCACGGATGCGCACGGATGCGGCGACGGCAGCGCTGCAGCGCTACCTGGCCCTGCTCAGTGATCCTTGCGGCGCGGATCTCACCGCCCCGCTTTACACTGGGTCGGGCTCGGGCTACTTCATGCGCACTCGGCAGATCGTCCCGCTTCCGGGTAACATCGTGGACGGCGTTCTCGAGATCACACCGACAATCAGCGTCTCGCTTGGCAGCTTTGCGCGGTATTCGGCTACGGCTACTACCGGCGGCAACCTGCCTGCTACCGCAACTTTCGTGACCATGTCGACGCAGCTAACCGGCATTTCGGCGTGTTACCGTCCGGTTGCTGGCTGTCTCAAGCTGATGTACACTGGATCCGAGCTTAGTCGCTCGGGGCTGGTGTTTTCTTCGCTTTTGACCGAGCCGCAACTGGCCACGGCTACCGCACCCGGTACTGGCGCATCGTCGGCGGCTACCATGTCTGTTGCGGCGCAGCGCATCGCGCGCCTGGGCGAGGAGGCTCATGAGGTGCGTTGGGTTCCCAATTCCAACGACGAGAACTGGACCACTTCTCCAACTGACGCTAACGCTCCGCTCGACACTACGGCGCCGGCAGCCGGCAGTACGATCATGATGGGCTTCTACGGAGTGCCTGCCGGATCGATCACTGCCGAGATCACTTTCGTATGGGAGTGGCAGCCGGCGACGGTGTTTGCGACGAACTCAATCCAGCCGTCGCCTCGCTCGCCGCCTCACCCGCTCGGTATCAACGCCGTTCTGCACAAGATCGGCGATCTGGGCTCGTGGGCGACGGACCCGGCGAATCACCAGAAGGCTTACAACCGTATGGCTTCCACCTTCGCTTTCGGGCAGGGTGTCTACAACGTTGTGAAGGCTTTCACTCCTGCCGGTCGCGCGGCGGGGATGATCGGCGGGTTGTCTCGTCTCAGCATCATGGGTTGAAGCGCGTGAGCCGCACCCGCGGCAGCAATACAACAAAAACA